TCACTGCGAGAGCTTATCTATCGCCATCTTCCCCTCGGGGAAGGTCGCGGTGACTTCCAAACTACTGCCTCCCAGCACATGGACGCATTCCCTCAGTGCTATGACGTACCGGTCAGCGACTTTCAGCGCTGCCTTGATCGTCGCCACATGATCACCTTGGGTGCGCATAAAAATAAGCGCCATTGCGTGTGCGTCCTCAAGTCTTCTATCAAAGAGCTGCTGCTTACATCTGGCAGCTGTCTGGCGCGCTCTAAGCCGCTCTTTCATAGAGACAACCTTTCCTTGTTCGTCGGTCATGTTGAGCAGTCCTCCTTGGCCTGTGGGGGAAGTGTATGAGCTTTTCCGGAAAACCCACGGTGCTGATAGACGAACGGGTCGGGAACGATGGTTTCTGGCCCGACCTGTCGGTGGCCGAGTTCCAGAAAGGTTACCGCCTGCCAGCGGAATACCTGGTGGACTTGCTGGTGGCCGATCTGACCATGGCCATGGTCGAGGTCAATACCGACCTGGCCAAGTTAAAAGCGCGCTGGCAGGGCGCTGGCGTGTCCAACGTTGAATCTGCAGACACCACCGTCCTGCCAGAGCGCACCTTTCAAGCGGCCACGTATAAGCGCGCCGTGTACAGCCGGGCGAAGGCCAGCCTGTTGACCCAGTTCGCAACCGTGAACCGCCGCGAAAGCGCCGAAAACGTGGGCAAGGAACTGCCAGAGCGATTCGAAACCTTCCTCGCGTTCAGCCAGGCTGCGGTGCGCTCGCTCCAGGGCCGTGGCCGCATCACGGCGGTGCTGCTGTGATCAAGCTCAAGGCGTTGACCGCCTACCTGCTTGAGAGCCAGCTGGTCGCGCCGGAACAGCTCGACAGCTGGACCGACCAGGTACAGGTGGAGTTGATCTGGAAGCCCGACACCCAGGGCATGCACATGGGTGACATGAACTACGGCGCGACGATCACGATCGAGCGGTTCGCGGATCACCCGGCCCGTCTGTTCGCCCTGGTGGGCAGCTGGCTGGAAAACCACGACCAGGACCGTGACGGCCTGCCCAATGTGGTGTTTGACGTGACCATGCTCGACAACGACCTGGCCGACGTCGACATCACTCTGCAGTTCACCGAGGCCCAGTACCTGGCTGAGGATCCTGCCGGCGAGATCGAGGCTTTAGGTAGCACCTGGTCATTCGTGCCGTTCGACCTGTGGGTCGCGGAAACCGGCGAGGTGACCAGTCATGGCCTTTGATCTGGATATTCGCGGCATGCTCGACGCCCAGGATCTGCTGGCCCTGATGGAGCTGCCGACCCCCAAGCGCAGACGCCTGCTGAACAACGTCGCCAAGCGCGTGCGTAGCCTGAGCCGCCAACGGATCCGCAACCAGCAGAACCTGGATGGCACGCCGTTCGCCGCCCGCAAGGACACGTCCAAGGGCAAGAAGAAGATGGAAGCCGGCCTGGGCAAGCTGCTCGATGTCACTCGCCTGACCGGAAACGAGGCCGAGCTGGGCTGGCGTAACACGCTGACCCGCTGGGTTGCCTCGCAGCAACACAACGGCGTGTCCGAGCGGCGTACCGCCGCGCAAATGCGCCAGTGGAACAAGGTTCCTCCGGGCACCGCCGCCACTGAAAAACAGGCCAAGAGCCTGCGCCGTCTGGGTTTCAAGACCCGTCAGGAAGGCAAAAAGACCCTGGCCCGCCCATCCGTGGCGTGGATCCAGCAACACCTGAACTACGCCCGGGCCGGATTGTTGATCCGCGTCCTGGACGACCAACGAGCCGAATCTGCCGGTGCGCAAAGCTGGGATATCCAGCTGCCTGCGCGTCAGTTCCTCGGTGCCAGCGAAAGTGAAACCAGCCAGCTGGTGAATCTGGTGCTGCAACAAATCCTTAATTCACCCCGCTAACGAGGCACCGCTTTATGGCACTCGGCAAAGTCAGCGTTAACAATCTCAACCTCGGCCAGGGTGCCGTAAGCGAGATCGAACGCTATTTCCTGTTCATCGGTCCCGCTTCCAAGAACGTCGGCAAGCTGGTCCCGTTGGACACCCAAAGTGATCTGGACGTCCAGCTGGGCGTTGCGGACAGCGACCTGAAAACCCAAATCCTGGCAGCGCGCAGCAATGGCGGCGATCGCTGGGCCTGCATCGCCGCTCCGATCGCAGGCGAAACAACTTGGCAACAGGCGCTTGAGAGCGCGACCCGCAGTTATTCCTTCGAAGCGGTAGTGATCGTCAACCCGGTAACCACTCAGGCCGAGCTTTCAGCGATGCACGTTGCAGCCAACGACCTGAGCAACAAGCTGGGCCGGCGCGTCTTCGTGCTCGCCGCGACTGCCGGCATTGCTCCGCAGTTGAGCTGGAGCGCTTACGTCGTCGAGCAGAAAGCCATCGTCGACGGCTTGGCTGCGCCTCGGGTTCTGCCAGTACCGCAACTGCACGGCAACAACCTGGGCGTGCTGGCCGGTCGGCTGGCCAATGCCGCCGTGAGCATTGCTGACACTCCGATGCGCGTTGCCACCGGCGCGGTCCTGGGCCTGGGCGCTGAACCCAAAGACATGGACGGCATCCCGCTGAGCACCGCGGTGCTTTCGCAGCTCGACGCAGCGCGTTTGTCTGTGCCGCAGACGTACCCGGACTATCCGGGCACCTACTGGGGCGACGGCAACATGCTGGACACCCCCGGCAGTGACTTCCAGGTGATCGAGAACCTGCGTGTCGTGGACAAGGCAGCCCGCCGCGTACGCGCTCTGCTGATCCGCTACGTAGGCGATCGCACCCTGAACAGTTCGGCCAACAGCATGGCGACCACCACGTCCAAGCTGATGGCCCCGCTGCGCGCGATGGCCAAGTCCACCAAATTCGCCGGCCAGGTATTCCCGGGCGAGATTGAGCAGCCCAAGGACGGCGACATCGTGCTGACCTGGACGAGCAAAACCTCTGTCGTGGCCTACCTCAAGCTGCGCCCCCTCAACTGCCCGAAAGACCTGACCGCGAACATCGCGCTGGACCTTTCCGTTACGGATTCGGAGTAACCCATGGCCGCAAAAATTGGCGGTAAGAACTTCGACGTGAACCTGGGCGATCTGCTCGTTCACGTCGAGGCCGGCACTATCGATATCACGGACAACAGCACCGTGGCCCAGACCAAGGGTGTGCCCAATGGTCACGTCGACGGCGATGTCGCTGCAGCTGGCGAACTGGAGCTGGACACCACCAACTTCAATCTGCTGATCGAGCAGGCCAAGACTGCGGGCAGTTTCCGCGAGCTGGAGCCGTTCGACATCGTGTTCTTCGCCAAGGCCGGCGAAGAGGAACTGCGCATCGAGGCGTTCGGCTGCAAGGTCCGTGTGTCCAGCCTGCTGAGCATCGATCCCAAGGGCGGCGCGAAGAACACCCACAAGGTGCCGTTCGACGTCACCAGTCCGGATTTCATCAAGATCAACGGCGTGCCGTACCTGGCTGCTGCTGAAATCGAGGGCCTGACGTAATGGTCTGCCCGTTCGATCGTGCGCAGGCTCTGGAGCAGCGACAACGCGACCAGGCTATTGCGGCCCAGTTGGCCAAGCCGCGAGCGAGCGGGCCGAGCCTCACCCATTGCCAGGACTGCGACAAGGAGATCCCGCCAGCACGCCAGGCGCTGGGTGGCATGACTCGTTGCGTGCCTTGCCAAACCCTGACTGAAAAGGGGCTTCGTTGATGAGCACCAATCAAGCTGCTCAGGACACCGCCATTGCGTTGGTGAAGGCGTCGCCCGCGATTGGCGTCGCCGCTACGGGTGCGACCGGTGCCGTTGACTGGTCCGCCGTGGCCTACATGCTGACCGCGTTTTACATGGTGCTGCAGATCCTGCTGCTGATCCCCAAGTACCGCCAGATGCTGCGGGACTGGAGGGTCAAGCCATGAGCCTGCGGGTCAAGATCACCGCCGGCGTGCTGCTGCTCTGCAGCGGCACGTTGACCGCCTTCCTGGGCACTTGGGAAGGGAGCGGCCAGAACGTGGTGTATGCCGACAAGCTGGCCAGTGGTTTGCCCACGGTCTGCAAGGGCATCACCAAGCACACCAGCCCGGATTCAGTGGTGGTCGGTGAATATTGGTCCGATGCGCGCTGCGCCGAGGTGGAAGGCCTGGTCATCGCCAAGGGCCAGTTGAGCCTGGCCGACTGCTTGAGCAACCAGGCGATCGGGCAGAACACGTTCGACGCCTTAAGCAGCCATGGCCACAACTTCGGCGTGCCGACGACGTGCGCAAGCCGTGCCGTGGGCCTGATCAATTCGGGCCGCATTGCCGAGGGCTGCAAAGCGCTGGCCTGGGCTTCCGACGGCACGACGCCGGTGTGGGCCTATGTGACCGGTGCCGATGGCCGTAAGACCTTCGTTCGTGGTCTGCACAACCGCCGGCTGGCCGAAATGAGGCTGTGCCTGCAATGACCATCAGCCCGCTGCGCCTTGCCCTGTTCTTGCTGGTGGTCGGTCTGCTGACCTGGTGCGCTTTCGAGTACCAGGGCAACCAGCTCGTCGCTGCCCGCGCTGATCTGGCCGACGCCAATGCAGATCTGCACACCGAGCGAGAGGGGGCGCGCCTGGCCGGCGAACAGCTCGCAGCGCGGGACCAGCTCGACACCCACCACACCGAGGAACTGAATCGTGCCCGCGCTCAAATCAACACTCTGCAGCTTGCTGTTGCTGATGGCAGTTACCGGCTGCGCATCAAAGCTTTCTGCCCCGCAATGCCCGGTGCTCCCGGCACCGCCGGCCTGGCTGATGCAGGCCGCGCCGAACTCGCAGCAGACGCTCGATCGGATTATTTCACCCTCAGAGACGAGCTTGCCCTCAGCCGGCAAATGATCCTCGGCCTGCAGGACTACATCCGCCAGGTCGTGCAACGCACGCCGGCACAACCCTGACCCTTTGCAACTCAACCTTACGGAAACACTGACATGAGCGAAGTAAATCGCAGCATCACTTTGGAACGTGGCGACAAGGAATTCACCTTCAACCTGACACCGCAAATGATCACCAAGTACTTCAACGCCACGACCCAGGCCAACAAGGTCGCGCCGGCCTACAACCTGCTGATGGGCACCGTCAAGGACGAAGACAAGGCCGCACTGAAGGCGCTGCTGGAAAACCCGATCACCACCATGACCCTGGCCGGTGCGTTGCTTGAAGAGTATTCGCCGGACGTTGAAGTGATCGTAAAAAAGCCCTCGAACATGCCGAAGGCCTGACCCAGGACGGGCTGGGCCAGTTGCTGGCCCTGACCCAACGCTGGCTGCCTGGCGCCGAGCCCACGATTGAAAGCATGGGCACCGCCAAGTGGCTTGAAGACGAACACTGGAGACGCATGGAAATTGCCGTCGCCAACGGCATTTCCACTGCCTTTAACGGATAACCCTGATGGCTGACCGTTCCGCCCGCCTGGCCTTCATCCTGAAACTGACCGACAAGGTCAGTGCCCCGTTGGGCAAGGTGAAAACCAGCTTCAGCGACCTTGCCGCCAAGAGCCAGCAGAACATCATTCAGATGGGTGCAGGCCTGGCCGGCATGGTGGGGGCGGGCAAGGCCATCACCGAATCATTGGAACCGGCGCTGGAAGTGAACCGGGCGCTGGGCGACATGCGCGCTTTGGGCACCACTGAAGACGCGCTGGCTTCGCTGAACCGGACGGCCCTCGAATTCTCGATCACCTACGCCGCCAGCGCCGCCGAGTTCGTGGCGTCGTCACGCGTCATCGATGGCGCGATCAAGGGCCTGGTAGGCGGCCAGCTGGCCACCATCACCAGTGCCAGCAACCTGTTGGCCAAGGTCACCAAATCCGACGCCGAAACGACCGGCGCTTACCTGGGCACCATGTACAACCTGTTCAAGTCCCAGGCAGACAAGATGGGCCGGGTGGAGTGGGCGCAGCAGTTGACCGGCCAGACCGCGCTGGCGGTGAAGCTGTTCCGCACCGATGGTGCCCAGTTGAAAGACGCCTTCAAGGAAGTCGGGGCGATCGCGACCCAGGCCGGTGTCAGCTTTGCCGAACAAATGGCGGTGGTCGGTACGCTGTCCAGCACCATGGAAGGCGGCGACGCCGGCGGGCGCTACAAGGCGTTTTTCGAAAACCTCAGCGCGGCTGCCGAGAAAACCGGCCTGAGCTTCACGGACGCCTCCGGCAATGCACTGCCCATGCTGCAGATCATGGACAAGCTGCAGGACAAGTACGGCGACCTGACCAGTGCTGCTGCCGGCACCAAGCTGATGGAAGTGTTCGGCGGTGAAGGTGCCCAGGTGATCGGAGCGCTGGCCAAGGACACCGATCGGCTGCGCAACGGAATTGCCGAACTGGGCAAGGTCCGGGGCCTGGAGAACGCCGAGAAGATGGCCAAGGCCATGGTCGACCCCTGGGAGCAGTTTGGCAAAGCCGTCGAGGCGCTGCGCATCGCTTTCGGTCAGTCCCTGATTCCGACGCTGACCCCGCTGATGGAACGTCTGGTGGGCATTGCCAAGACCTTGACCCGCTGGACGCAACTTTTCCCGAACATCACCCGGCTTATCGGTATCACCACGCTGGTGGTCTTTGGCTTCATCGCCGCGATGTCGTTGCTGACCCTGGTAGTCGGTGTCAGCAAAATGGTGTGGCTGGGCATGCTCACCGTATGGAAGCTGCTCACCTGGCAGGGCTTCAAATCGATCGCCATGTTCCTGTTCCACACGGTCATGGTCGCGGCTTTCGTGGTCGGCCTGATCGGTCTGTACACCTGGATGGCGATCGTGCGCGTCGGCATGCTGCTGTGGCAGGGCGCAATCTGGCTGGTCAACGCCGCCATGCTGGCCAACCCGGTGCTGCTGATCGTGGCCGGCATTGTCCTGCTGGCCGCTGCCGTGGTCGCAGCGGTCGTTTACTGGGACGAGCTGTGCGCCGCACTGATGAACACCACCGCCTTCCAGTGGATCAGCGATCAGATGGCCAAACTGTCCAGCTGGTTCGACTCGATGGGCGGCTGGTCAGGCATCGCCAAAACGGCCTGGGACAGCATCCTGTCGACGGTCAAGGGCGCAATCAATGGCCTGATCGAGATGGCCAACAAGATCCCCGGCATCAACATAGAAACCACGTTTGGTGATCTGCCCGAGCCGCCGAAGGTTCCAGATCTGCCCGGTCAGGTGAGCGCACCTGTACCGGGTCCACAACTGCCGGCAGCGGTCGCTCGATCTGCGCCGGCCCAGGGTGCTGCAGCGAGAGTCCAGGTGAAACCTGCACCGCCTATCGGCCTGCCGCAACCCAACGTGCTGCCCTTCAAACCGCTGCAGTTGCCTGCTCTGCAGATCAGCCAGCCCGCCCCGATCATGCTGCCGACGGCGTCGGCTGACCTGGCGTTGTCGATGCCGGCCAAAACGGCACTGCCAGAGCGCGTCGAGAAGGTCATCGAGCTGCCCGCCAAATCGGACAAGGGTATTGAGGCCCGCAAGGCGATCAACGCCAATGCGTCGATCAGTCCCACCAAACCGCAGGCCGTCCCGAAAGGAGGACTGATGCAAAGCTTCCAGAACCAAAGCAATGCCATGAACCCCAATCAGCGCCCCGGCACCCACGTCGAGACACTGAATATCAATACCTCCAAACCGATGACACCGTTGGAGCTGGAAAACATGATGGCCATGGCGGTGGGCGGCTGATGAGTGAATACGTCGACCTGCTGATCATGAACAACGACCTGGTACTCGACCCGGCTCGCCAGCCCCTGCTGGTGGATGACCGCGCCTCGATCGCTCAGGACATCGCGCATCTGATCCGCGAAAGTGGCCTGCTGATCACCCTGGTGGCCGAGCGCGACCGGTTGCGTCAGCGTGACTGCATTCAGCAGATGGAGCTGCTCGTCGAGGATGACGACCGCCTGGTACCAGGCACTGCGCAGATCGAGCAGACCCACCCGGGTGGGTACCTGGTCACCGCCACGACCGTGAAGTTCGGTCAGGTGGAGATCACCCTATGACCGTCGACTTCAAAAAGGCGCTGGGTGATTCCGGCATTCCGAGCACTGAGGCGCAGCTCAAACAGGCCTGGGAAAATCTGGCCATCGAGCAGGGCAGCACGCTGACCAACACCAGCGCGTACAGTCCGTTCTGGCGGATCATCACGGCGCTGGTCACCAAGCCGGTGCTGTGGCTGCTGGAGTTCGTCAGCGGTACGGTGCTGCCGAATTTCTTCGTCAAGACTGCCGGTGCGCAATGGTTGGACATGCTGGCCTGGGCGGTGAACATAGAGCGCAAAGCCGCGACGGTGGCCGTTGGTGAACTGCTCTTTACCCGCGCGAATACCGGTGGCGAGCTGGAAGTGCCGATCGGCACTGTCGTTCAGTCACCGACCCTCAACGGTCATATCTACCAGTTGGTGTCCACCGAACCACGCAGCTTTGAAGAGGGCCAGAGCCAGTTGGTGGTGCCGGTCAAGGCCGTGGGAGCCGGCAGCGGCTACAACCTGGCACCGGGTTACTACGCGGTGCTGCCTCAGTCGGTACCGGGCGTTGTCCAGGTGGTGAACAATACCGACTGGCTGCAGACGCCTGGTGCGGATTCCGAGCATGACGACCAGTTGCGCCTGCGCGTGCGCAACCAGTTTTCGGCGGTCAACCAGTGGCACACCGACGCGGTGTACCGGGCGATCATCACCGGGTTTCCAGGTGTGGCAGCAGATGACGTGTACTTCGAACACGGCGCGCCGCGTGGGCCAGGCAGTGCCAATGCCTTCGTGCTGTTCGACGTCGGCGTACCCGCCGATACCTTCCTCGAGCAGATCAACACGCATATCCGCGACGGCGGCAACCATGGCCACGGCGACGATCTGCTGGCCATGGCCATGCCTGAAACTCTGCACGCGATCAGCGTCAAGGTCTGGCCGGTGGCGAACCTGACAGCGCTGCAGCTGCAGACTCTGCAGGCTGAGGTCGGGCTGTTCATCCGCGCCGCGTTCCGCGAAAGCACCCAGAGTGACTACGCGCCGACTCGGACATTTCCCCAGTCACGTTTCAGTTTCAGCCGCCTGACCGAAGAGCTGCACGTCCAGTTTCCGGATATCAGTTCGTTGCGGTTCGCCAACAGCGACATCGTCTCGGCCTTGGACATCCCGCGCATCAGCACCCTGGCGGTGGTCCTGCAATGATCAAGCTCAAGCTGCCGTTCTGGCTCGAAGGGCTGGAGCTGACCAAGCTGGTCACACCGCCCAGCTCTGGTGGGAACAGGCCACCGAGTGGCTGCGCTGGCCGTACCTGCAGTTCGACGCGGACACGTGCCACCTGTCTATGTTGGAGCTGTGGGCCTGGCAGCGTGATGTCACGCGGTTTCCCGCCGAACCTGAAAGCCTGTTCCGTCTGCGGGTCAAGTACGCCTTTATCAACTCCGTGGACGCCGGCAGCACTGCCGGTTTGAAACGCATCCTGGAGCGCTTGGGCGTCGGCTACGTCGAGATCCAGGAACGCTTGCCCGAACGCGACTGGGACGTCGTGCTGCTCACCCTGAGCGATTCCCAACTGTCCGAGAACCCCGACCTGTTGCGTGTGCTGATCCGTCAGTACGGACGCACCTGCCGCCGGTATGACTTCGTAACCATCACCCCGGTGCGGCTTGCTGTTGCCCTGGTGGATTTCAATGACGATCAGCAAACGCTGGTCGCCAGTCTTTAGGAGCCCTCATGGCTGCAAGTATCACCCTCGCCGGCGAGAAACTGATCGCCCAGAAACAAGCGGCCAACCTGCCGCTGACCGTCGCCCGCTTCGTGCTGGCCAACGTGCCCGGCCTCAATGTGAGCGGCCCGGTCAATCGCGCCGGCGTGAAGCCGCCAGCGGCCCAGATCGTCTACACCGCAAACATCACTCAGCAGGGCTATGTGAACCCTAACCAGGTGGTGTACAGCCTCCTGATGGGCACCGATATCGGTGACTTCGACTGGAATTGGATCGGCCTGGAGACCAGCGACGACGTGCTGCTGTCGGTCGCCTACGTGCCGTTGCAACAGAAGCGCAAGAACGTCCTGCCTGACCAGATCGGCAACAACGTGACGCGCAACTTCCTGGTGGTGTTCGACGGTGCCCAGCAGCTGACCGGCATCAAGATCGATGCAAGCACCTGGCAGCACGACTTCACTGTACGCCTCAAAGGTATCGACGAACGCGAGCGGCTGAGCAATCGCGATGTATTTGGCCGTGCCTGCTTCTTTGATACCGGTTTGAAGCTGGAGAAAGTCGGTAGCACCTACCAACTCAAGGCGGGGGTGGCTTATGTCGAAGGAATTCGTCTGGAGTCGACAGCCGTCCTGCCGGTCGTCGTGCCGTCGGTGCCCAACAAGGCCTGGCTGGACGTGTCTCAGCAGCGCGATCACAGCGACGTGGTGGGCACGTTCCAAGTGGTGTTTGGCATGGACAAGGTGGATTACAACGACGATGCCGGCGCACGCCATTACTTGGTGCCGTTGGCCGACTTGCCCACCTCATCGTTGATTACCGATCTGCGCAGCGTCGAGCCGATCATCACTGAACTGATCAAACATCTGGCCTCCCGGGTTGGCGACTATCCCAATCTGCGCGCCCGGGCCACCACTAAAGATGACGTGAAGCTGGACCAGATTCCCAACGCGATCAGCAGTGATCCAACCAGCAACAGTGATCAGGTGTTGGCCACCACCAAAATGGTCGTAGCTGTACGCCAACTGCTCGAGGCCCTGGTCGACACCAAGCTCAACAAAAACGGTGGGAATGTCACGGGTACGATCAACACTACGCAGTCCATCGTGCTCAATAACGGTAGCAATGACTCGCCAGAGGTGCGCTGGGCGACGACGTTACGTACCGTCTTTGCTGATGTGTATAACCATACGTTCCGAATCTTTTCGACAGGCGTATCGGATCCGCTGAACCTGGATCTGGCCAACCAGCGTGCTTATCTGTTTGGCCGCGAGCCGTGGGACACCGGTAACTTCAATCCGGCCCTTAAAGCTGATCTGGCGGGGGCAGCATTTACCGGCCCGGTCAGAGTGCCTTCGCTACCGGCCACGACCAAGGACCAGCAGGCCGCGAACACTGCCTTTGTGCATTCGGTGGTCGCCGCCCTGGTGGACTCGTCGCCGGCGGCGCTCGACACCCTCAAGGAGCTGGCGACGGCTCTGGGCAACGATCCCAACTTTGCCACCAGCATGACCAATGCCCTGGCGGGGAAACTGTCGACCAGCGGCGGCACGGTGGCCGGCCAACTGTACAGCCGCAAAGCAGATGCTCAACTCGGCGTTTGGGGATCTGCGGGTCTGGTTCTCGATTCGGATTTGCACCCAGCCATTACCTTTCATGCCTCTTCGCGTGGTGTGGCGCGGATGCTGGGGCTCCAAACTGACAATGAGCTGTATCTGGGCGGATCCGACCCTGGCCAGCCGCAGTACAAGCTTTACCACTCGGGCAACTTCAATCCTGCCGGCAAAGCCAACGTCGCCACCACCCTCGGTGGCTATGGCATCACCGACGCCTATACCGCCAGCCAGTCAGATGGGCGTTTTGTGCGGCTCGCGGGTGAAAACGGCTACACCGCATTCAGCCTCGGTCAGATTCCTTCGCTGGCAGCGGCGGGTGCTCACAACCAAGCCCACGCCCCTCTGGCGATTGTGAACGGCAATAACCCGGCCGCTGCAGCAGTGATTACATTTCATCGGGGCGGGTCCTACGGTACGTTCTTTGGTCTGGACACGGACAACCAGTTTGCTTTCGGTGGCTGGTCAGCGGGTAACGCCCGGTACCGTTTTTGGACCGAAGCCAACCGGCCGAAAAACACTGCCTCGGTTGAGGTCAACGGCTGGCACAAAGACGCTGACACCGGTCGCATCGAGCAGTGGGGGCGAGTCACGCTGGTATCGCCGAATGCCGTCGGGGCGGTGGCGGAAGCGGGGATTTATTTTCCGATGTCGTTCCCGGCCGCGTTCCACTCTGTGACGTTCGGCATTGAGGCGGTCGGAGAGACCACTGAAATTGCCGAGAACCTGGTGGGGTTTCATAGCCCTGGCTTGGGCGCCATGACCGTACGCGTTCAACGCGTTGCCGGCAGTAACCCAAGCAACACCCCCATCACCATCCACTACCGCGTAACGGGGAAATAAATGGAGTTCTTTTACGGTCGCCCGTCGGGCGGGTTTTACAGCAGCGCGAGCCACGGCCCCCGAACCATCACCATCGATGACCCAACCTTCGAACGGCCGAAGATCCTGGTCCCGGATCCCGCATACATCGCGGGCGACCACAGCCAGGAGGAGTCCGTGCCGATGATCGAGATCGATGACCTCGGCGTCCCGGTGCCGCAGATTACCGTCGACAATCCTGAATGCCTGCTGCCCCCGGCGAGCGATCTGATCGAGATCAGCATAGAGCACTACCAATCCTTACTGGAGGCACAGAGCAACGGCATGCGTATCGGCCTGGATGACAGTGGTCGACCTGCTGCTATTGCGCCGTTTGGTCCCAGCATCGAGACGCTGCGCGAGAATGATCGTTGCTGGCGGGACTATCAGCTCAAACAGACCGATGGGATGGTCAACCGCCACCGTGACGAGCTCGAAGCGGGGCAGGCAACGACGTTGTCGGTGGAACACTACATGGCGCTGCAGGCCTATCGTGGCGCGCTGCGTGATTGGCCGGAGCATTCGTCGTTCCCCGACATTTCAGCCCGCCCATCAGCCCCGACCTGGTTGGTGCTGCCATGAGTTGGACCAACATCAAGTTTCGCTGGCCGGCACAAGCCACTCAATGGATGGGCCAGATGGCCGGCGCTCGCAATCTCATCCAGGGCGAAATGCTCAGCACTGGGGAGCGAGTCTCCAAGCTAGCCGACATCGCGACCACCAGCCCGGGGCCGATCGGCGGCGCCGCACAAGCGGCGATCAGCGCCGGCCGTACCGCCTTGGCGGCCCAGTTCGATAATGTCCCGTCGTGTATCGTCGTGACGCCATTCCAGCACGGGGTTGGCCAGGGCAGCGGCGGCCACCAGCGCTTTTTGTCCGCGCCGAACCTGCTGCAACTATTGGCTGACAAGCTGACGGACACCACTGACGCTGTCCGCCCTCAAGGTCAGCAAAGCGCCTTGGTGCTGATCTTCCTCGCCACGCGCCTGGACCAGCTTGCGGCGACGTTGGGTCGGTTCAACGTGGTGTTGCCTATGCCTGACCTGGTGCGCGCCGAACGTCGGGCCGAACACCTGGCTAAGCTGGAGGTGGAAAAGTGGGTCATGCCGATCGCCGGGCAAATGCCGCTCTGGAGCCAGTTGCCGCTGCATCGGTGCCCGATCACCAAGCTGGCCAGCCAGTCCATGGCCGGCCAACTGGCTGTACTTGAGGGCTATGCTGCTGACAGCTCGCCCATGGCGGACCTCGCAGATCTGCAGGCCCGAAAGAAGGCGCAGGCCCAGGAGCGCGATCAGCAGCTGGCCGACCTGAAAGCCCAGTTCACCAACAGTGCCGACGACGTGTCGATCCAGTCCAGGATGCTGGGACCGGGTGACCTGGGCCAGCTACGCCGCGAGCTGCTCGAAGGCGAAGCGCCGGGTCATGAATGGCCGTTGTGTGCCGGCGCACTGCTGGTCGGATCGGCAGAAAGCTTGAGTTTTGTCCAGGAACTGGTGGGCCTATGACGCTGCTACTCAATGGCGAGCAGATCGTCGGCCACCGCATGAAGCTGACGGCCAACCTCAAGATCGAGGCCGACGAGCTGGGCGGCCAGACATCGGCAACCGACAAATCGCACAAGGGTTTCAAACCCAAGACGCTGACCGTTGCGCTGACAATCCCCTACAAGGCCCTCGAGGACTTGCGCACGATCATGCGCCTGGCCGAGGCGACTGCAGGCGGTGGCCAGCTCCAGACCTATCGCATCGTGAACGACACGGCCAAGGCCTTTGGCATCCGGCAGGTGACGTTCTCTGATGGGGTAAGCGCCCGCGAGGACGACACACTGGCCCAATGGATCGTCCAGTTCACCCTGAGCGAGAAGCTATCCAACCCGGAGAAGGTCGAGAACCGGCGCGCCGGCAACGGCGTAACGTCGCAGTCAGCACCAGGTGATGGTGTTGCGGGTAGCGGATCGGGCACGCCCGAAGAGCTGACAGGCTTTGAGGCAGTGCTCAAGAAAGTGGACACCTATCTGGGCGACGCTTCATGAGCATGAAGCTGCACAAGGTGCTGACTATCGGCGGCGCGGTCATGCCGCTGGTCAACGACGATGTCCGCCTGGACCTGAAGAGCCCGGGCCGCGCCACGTTTACGATCAAGGCCGGCGTTACCGTCAAAGGTTTGGTCACGTTCGATATCGGCTACAACGAAGCGGTCCTGCAGCGTCATTTCATTGGCTACGTCGAACGCTGCACCGCCACCAACGGGATCGAGCAGGTGGTGCTGTGTCGTGAGTTAGCCGCGGTGCTGGCCAACCCTTTGCCCATGAACCTGCGCCACGTGGATCTGCGCGCTGTGCTGGCTGATATCGATAGCAAGACCGGCCTGCGTTTCCGGGTTCCGGATCAGGCCTACACACGCGTCAAAACGCCGTTCTTCTACAACCTGGCCGCTGGTTATCAGGCGCTGGACAGCATGGCGCGGGTGTTCGGCATCAAGGACTTTATCTGGCAGCAACAGGGCGACGGCGAGATCTACGTCGGTGCCTGGGCTGACAGTTTCTTCGGCGCTCGGTCGCCGTTACAGTTGCCGGTCAACCTTTTCGACGGTTACCAAGGCAGCCAGAGCGCGATGATTGCGGCCTTACCAGGCCTGCGACCAGGCGTATCAATCAACCAGGGCGAGCGGATCACGAACGTGACGCTGGCCGGCACACAGATGGCTATCAAATGGACGACGCAATCAAGCGCAGCGTAGAGCGGCAATTCCCTGAACTCACTGGTGGCTATCACTTGCCGCGCTTCGCCAAGGTCGTAGCCGTGGCGGATGCGCCGGCCAGCGCCGGGCTGTGTGACGACTTCCGACCGCGCTTCTCGGTCGACCTGCAGGTGATGGGGCCAGATGGTGAGATCGACACGACCTTGCCTGTACTGGCCGGCGTGCCGCTGCCCATGCCGGTGGGTGGCGATGAAATGGGGTTCTTTGCCTTTCCGGAGGAGGGCACCAGCGTGGTGGTGTGCTTCGCTTATGGCCTGCCGCACAAGCCCTACATTCAAACCATCCTGCCGCATGGCCTGACATTGCCGAAGGTGCCCAAGGGCGACCAGGTATGGCAGCACAGTGACGCCGTGCAGCAGCGCGTCGACGCGGACGGTAACTGGCTGCGCAAGACTGACGGCAAGATCCAGGACCAGGCGATCGAGCGCGAGGTCGACGCCATGAGCAACGCCGAGCGCTTCCAGAGTCACACAAGGACGGTGGATGACCATTCGACTGAGTCAGTGGGTGGCGTAAAGAAGATCGAGGCTCTGGGCGCGCTCAAGCTGTTGTCGGGCGGATCCGCGAGCCTGGCGGCAGTGGACGACCTGCACCAAGCAACCGGTCGTGACCTCAACCTGGTGGTCGGCCAGAAGCACAACGCCACGGTGGGTGGCGACATGGTGGAGAGGATTCAGGGATTGCGAAAAAGCATCACCAGCGAGAGTCAGCGTCTGCAGGCTCCTAAAAACTGGGTTGGGTCGGACGGTGTGAACATCTTTCAGGTCGTGTGTGATCTGCTCGATCTGATTCAGGACATGAACGCCCAACTGGCTGTGCATACCCACGGACCGACGCCGGTGCCTGGAAATGCTACGGCTTTCTCGACGCATTCGTCCCGTGCCGAAATACTCTCAGGAGTTCTAAGGGCCATTACTATCTGAGCAATCTCTGGTAACAAGAAAAATATTATACAGCGCACTTCCACTAAGCTCGCCTCCAATGCACGAAGTCGCAAATCTACTGGACAGAGGTATGGCAAAAGGCTAGCTTGACAGTCCGAAAAAATAAAATGGATTTACTTATGAAAATGATTTCGCTGTTCAATCATAAAGGTGGCGTTAGTAAAACTACAACTACATTTAATTTAGGGTGGATGCTTGCCGAGCAAGGTTACAAAATACTAATCGTTGACACAGATCCTCAATGCAATTTGACCGCCCTCGTACTCGGCTACTCTTCCATCGATGATACTTCAGAGTTTTACGCTAAGAATCCAAACTGTGACCTTTATACCTGTATCTTGCCTGTTCTGAATGGTGAAGGTCGTCATCTCGATGCAGCTCCGGTGTCTACAGCGCACCCTAATCTATCACTTTTATGCGGAAATCTTCAGCTCTCTGAAGCAGAAACGCAGATTAGCGTAGCTCTCACCACGGCTGCAAAGTTACCTGCTATGAGAAACATACCGGGAGTTCTCGGTGCATGCATCCGCTCAGCAGCAACTAAAAATGACTTTGATTATGTCCTAGTAGATATGAGTCCAAGCGTCGGGGCGTTAAATCAATGTCTTCTTATGTCAAGCGATTATTTTATAGTACCTACAGCACCTGATTTCTTTTGTGCTCAGGCTATAAAATCCTTAACGCGTGTAGTACCTAAATGGAATAAAGAGGTTTCTGATTTCAGAGATTCAAGCTTTGTTTATCATTTACCGGAGAATCCGCCAAAATTTATCGGCATTATCTCTCAAAAATATAGACCACGAAATGGCGCTCCTGCTAAATCTTTTCAACGATGGATCGATATTATCAACAGCGAAGTGGCCAATGCCTTGGTTCCTGCTCTAGTTCCTGTTGACATGTGCTTGGACGATACATTATTTAAATCTTTCTCGATAGAGGACGAGCCGTATAATCTTGCAAATATTGCGGATTTTAACTCTCTTATAGCGCAAGCTCAGAAGCATAATGTACCCGTTTTTGCGTTAACGGATGGCCAAATTGAACAGGGTGGAAATATTCTTGATAATATGAAGCTTAGTCGAGATGATTTCGGAAATACATTTTATGAGCTTTCATTGAAGGTGGTCGGGCTTACGATGTAGCAGCAAGCCAAGTAGCATAGCCGTAACAGATAAAGCCCGCCTCTAAAAGTAGGGGGGCTTTATCTGTGTGCGGTTTACTTGTGATTATAGCGCTCCTAATGTAGGGTTTCATTGGTTTTCGCCTTTTGTTTGGCTTGGCGAAATATTGTGCTTCTGCAAAGAAAGTAGTGTTCTGCTTCCAAAGTGGTGCTGTTAAGATTTCCATTCTTTTATGATTTGAGTCGTGGGAATCATTGAAAAAACCCACTCTCTGCCGGCTTTTCTTTTTCGAAACAGGCCATGATCAACTAGTCCATTGAGCACGGAAGAAGCAGTATTGTAGGAGCAGTCGAGATTTTCTTTTACGCTGACTGCTGTAAAATTTAATGCGGCGCCTGTTTTTGCTACCTGTAATACAACTTTCTGCTTGTCGTTAAGCTTTCCGAAAAGTCCAGATTCATAAAGGAATATGTTAAAATTGTTTATGCTTTCTACAGTGTCTCGGTAAGCTTCTTTAAATTTTGAAATTGCTCTAATTATTATGCGGCACTGATAGTCAATAAAATATGTAAGATCCATCTCGTCGGTCTCAGTATAAAGATAGCTTTTGCCGTACTGCACAGGAGCAGACTTTAGTAACTTGCTTATTGCAATAAAGCGGAAGGCCGCGAAGTCATGTTTGAACATGTACCAATAAAATAGGCATCTTGCAACCCTGCCATTGCCGTCATGAAATGGATGTTCATATCCTATTGCAAAGTGAAGAGTAATTGCTTTAATTAAAGGATGAAGGTAGTTTTTGTTATTCACTTCGCTGTGATTTGTATTGGCCCAATCTGATAGTGCATTCAATCTTCTTTCTAATCCTGTAGCAGAAGGCGGTGTATGAACGATATTGCCATCGCCATCTTCAACTACAACGGCGTCATTCGGAGCGCGGAAAACCCCGGGGTAGTAATGATCATCGTCTATACCCTCTACGCCTACTAGGTGAAAGTTAGCGATGAGATCTGCGGACAAGGGCTGCTCTCTTGCCTCCCAAGCGCATTGCATCATCCTGTAGTTACCAACGATCATCTTTTCGTCTACGGTTCTAGGCCCACGCTGCCGCTTAAGGAGATCTTTAGCAGCTTTTGTTGTTGTGGCCGCTCCTTCAAGCTGACTGCTGCTAATAGCCTCATCTTCAACTAGATCGTTGAGCAAGTAAGCAATATGTTTTTGTTCGCCGATCTTGCTACTCATCCACTCAAGGGCGGCTGATGTTGTATGTCTATCACTTTCGGATGTAGCCATCTGAATGGCAGGTGTGAATAGCATCCTGCCAACAACTGCAGGTTCTCCTAGACTCAAGACATCAAATAACTGGCGGCTTCTCGCAGCCTTGATGACTGACCAAGCCACCGTTGAATCAAGTTCCTCTGGAATACGGAATCTCATTTTATCAAAATGTAAGTAACGTCCTTTTTCGTCCAGCGCGCTGTGTAAATTAAGGTAGAGGCCAACCTGATCAGGGAAGCGCTTGGACATGTTTGTGAAAGGATTTGCTTCGTGCTTAGGAGGGAGCTTCATCATCTCATATCTCATAAAGCGTAAAAATTGAGACAAATTTACATCATTTCTATCGGGTTGTCTCAAAAACACTTCGTTTTGAGTTTTGTGGCGGAAAGGAGCCACGTCATCGGAAAATGCTGCCTTTGAAACAAAAAACAAGGCAGAAAAGCACTTATCCCCCTCCCGCCGACGGGCTCTGCGTCCGTTTTTTGTGCAAACCCAGATGCGATGAAAGCAATACTCCAGCCTAGGCCAGCCGTGGGGTTGCGCAGGGGAGCGGCAATTGCACAGTGTGCAAACTTATGCAGAAAAATGTCAGCGCCTTGCACTGCGAGCGACAGGGCTGGGCAGATGGGGGCAAACCTCGAAGGCCCGGCCAGCTTGGGCGAAAAATTGGAAAACTGAGGAATGGGGTGGTTTTCCAAATCGACACCGGTCTCAAAGCTGCGCACCAGGGCATCGGCGGCCAGATCAGATCCAACCTCTACAACTCAAGCAGACCGGTAGCTGTAGCCGCATTCAGGGGCCTTTGGAGATTGCACACGATTGCACGCGCTGGTGACGATCTACAGGCCTTCATGCCTTGCAGTCAGGTTTTCGAAAAAGGGCGTTTTAAATGAGATCGAATCTCAGGTATGGGAGGGTGTTTTCAAAAAGAGCGATATTAGCTATATGACCCACGAACCTAGGCTGGAGGCCACGGTTTTACTGGGCTGCGCGTATTACATCGAAAGGTAATATGAAGCGATATGAAAGGTAATATTTTCCTGAAACCCCCGGATTCATTGGGTTTTAGGAAATGAAAATATAGCTTTAGTAAAAGGTAATATTATCGCTTTTGTATCGCTTCAATATTACCTTTGCCCGGAAACGCTGAAAGCCACGGCCTGCAGGGGCTGCAGCCATTTTTCCCGAGCCGTATTACTAATATTACCTTTTTTCTGACCCCCTCCGAATTTTAGGAATAGCCTCCTATGACGGGCAGGTCAGGCCGGTGAACCGTCCGTGTCGTTCCGTAACCGGTGTGCAAGCCATTGGCAAATCTCCGCCATGCTCACCGCCTCTTCATACGAGATATCCCGCGTAGTGATATGAGCGGCTTCGTTTCGGATACGCCGAAGGTCTCGCAGTGTTTTGAATGTAAATTCATCTATCACATCTGCGGCATGCAGCTCGCTTGCCGTCGACAGCGGTGTGGCATCGAAGGGAATACCAGCTTTCAAGGCTAACGCTCGCAGCGCCCTTTCCACGTCTAACCACGATGAGAGAATGGCTGCACGAGGGTCGAGCCGCGCTAGCGATAGAACATCTGGTTGAGCAGCTAGTGGAGGGGAGCTAGGAATAGGGTTCTGGGCGTCTACCGCGTCCTTCTTGACCGCCTCCTTAACCTCCTCCAGCTTTTCACCGAGATCGACGTGCAGATCCTTATATTTGAACGTCCTGATCTGCGGGATGAGCTTTGTGATCGGCTTTCTAAGCAAAGCTACCATCACCACTGCAACTGCAGGCCAGGCAAGAGACTCAACAAGGGCCGCTACAAACTGCATCCAATCCATAAAAGTCTTCCCTGAATATGCTGGGCGCAGCGTGCTTGTTACGTGGCTTGTTACGTGTGACGCAAAAAACAAGGGCCTGCATCGCTGCAAGCCCTTGATTTATATGGTGCCGGCACCAGGAGTCGAACCCGGGACCTACTGATTACAAGTCAGTTGCTCTACCAACTGAGCTATACCGGCGTAATGGGCTGCGAGTATATAGCTTCTGATGCGCTTGTAAACCCTAGCTGTCTGATTCAGTTGAAAAAAATTGACCGTTGGTGCTCCAGGTGGGATGTGGGCGGGTGGTGGTGCAGGACGTTTCCTTTGGTTTGCAGCGATTGGTCTGGTTGATGTGTGTGAGCACTGCGCTTTTGAACGCTGATTTTGCTTCTGCTGCGGGCGGCTTGAGCGTCAAGGAGGGCTGGATTTTTAACCTGGCCTTGCAAACCGACGGCTGTAGCGTTGATGGCTATCTGGCGCATGAAAAGGCGCTGAGCGGGGCTGGTGGTTTTGGGGGTGTTGCAGGGCGGGTGGGCTTTGCATAGGCTTGTTCTCAACGGCCCAGGCTACTGAGTCAGCAGCACAGGCCGTTAGCTTTTCAGCCATGCAGACAAAGGACTGTCTGGTGAGTGATGCGATGGATCGTAACCGGGCTTGGGGGTGTTGTGTGCCGCAGGCTGGTCATTCGCTGAGGAGTTGTTGAAGAATAGGTGTCATTGCGTCTGGCCTGTTGGGTCTTGCGCAAGGTGGGGCCGAGGATTGCTGTCTGAATCGCATGAATGTGCGTCTGGATGGTCGCGAAGGTTTCATCGATGTTTCAAGAAATGCCCGGATCCTCTGGATTCGGGCATTTTCTTGTGGGCTGGTTCTTGTTGCGTGGCATTTGCACTGGAGCTATGGGCTTTTTGGCCGATATAGCTGTATCAAAAATGGCAGTCGGCCATGGACAGCAAGTGCAATGCAGAGAACGCCCACGCATTACGAGCTGCTGAGTGTTGCTCGCGATGCCTCTCCTGAGCAGATCAAGAAGGCTTATCGCAAGCTGGCGCAGAAGCTGCACCCGGACAGGAATCCCGATCCTTATGCCTCGGACATGATGGGCGTGGTCAACGCGTCTCATGATGTGCTGGCCGACCCCGGACGGCGGGCGGCTTATGACGCGCAGCTGGCTGCCGATGAGCACAAGGCCCGTATCGAGGCGCAGCGTCGCAAGCAGGCGCATGCGGCGAAAGGGCAGGCGGTTCATGTTTATGCTGCAACCTCTGCCGCTGCGACTGTGACGCCCGCTCGGGCGGCTCGAGCAGGCCCGGCTCCCAAGGCTTCACCTTACAGTGACAAGCGTCGTCGCCATGCGTGGCGCTGGGCGCTGGTATTTGTGGTGTTCTGCGCAGGCGGGGCGTGGATGGGGTATGACCCGGAGGCGGGCAAGGCGTTTGTGCCGGCTGAGCCAGTACCTTTGGCGCAGACGTGGGCCAAGGCTGCACCCGCCGCACCGGTTGAAGAGCCTGTGGTCAGCCAGGCAAAACCTGTTGAGGCGGTGGCGTCGGAGTGTGAGGTGCCTGCGCTGGACCCGATGGGCGCGCCTTGGTCGGACAAGGCGGGGTATGTGAAGGACATGCCGTTGCTCAAGGACAACGGCTGGTCGCAGATCACTGTGGATAACTCGGCGGGTGAGTCGGCGGTGTATGCCAAGGTCACCGATGCGGTGGGGCGCAGGGCGTTTCGGCATGCGTTCGTGCCGGCCGGGGCGGTGTTCAGTTTTGCCAAGATGGACCCGGGGCTGTATCTGCTCAAGTACAAGATGCTCAATACCGGCTGCGCCTTTGCGTCGGGGCGTATTTTGCTGGAGGAAACGCCGATGGGCAGTCAGATCAAGTCGAGTGCTTACAAGCTGACGTTGCGTAAGCTGCAGAATCGAAGTGTGCCGTTTACGCGGTTGAAGGATGATCAGTTTTAGAGGGCATTTTCTGTTTGTGGTCTGATGGCCGGAATCTGACGCAGAGTCACGGTGCTCCTATTTTGCTGTCGGTTCCCGACAGATCGTGGACAAGTCCACTCCCACGGCCTTCGGCCAGAATCCCAGGCATCGTGTGTGCCGATATCATCTCCCACGGCCTTTGGTCAGCATCAAGAGCTGCGTGCGTAGAGATCATCTTTTGCAACGCTTTCAGGCCGGTTTTTGCAGGCATGGTCTCTTTCTTTTGAAGGACATTTCCGAGAGAATCCCCGACCGCTTGCGCCTCTCGATTTGTGCTCCTACTCTCCGCCCGTCGCTGCCCATCAGCGATCGGGTTTAGTCGCCTGGGTTTGAGTTAAGGCGTATCGCGTCGCTGTCATATGCAGGTTTTCTTCCTGCATTCTATGGCGGCTATGCGTAAGGGCACCCTCGGGTGCGCCGGTCTTAGCTCCCGGTCGACTAACCTTCGTACAGCTGCCACCTCAATCGTTTAGTCGCGATCAAGTGGCAGTTTCCATTGAGGAGAGAGCTAAAACATGGTCAAAGTAACCCCCGATCCACCCAACACCGCCCCGATCTTCGACAAGGCTGTCGTCAAGCGCGCCATGGCGTGTTACCTGCCAGTTCCTCGATCCCCCAGAGAACCCCACGACAGCAAGTTCGACTTCATCAGCCTGGAAGCGACGTTGGTGCATGCGCTGGATTTCCTGCGTTGCGCATCGGCCACCGCTTACGAACTCGGCGATGAGTTGACCGGCTCACAACGCGACCTGGCCTTCGCCTCCATGCACATGGTGGAGATGGCCAAAGTGATGATCGAGCGCTCGGTGGAGTGTGTCGAAGAGGTCTGA